AGACCAAACATCAACTCATCAGCTATAGCAGCCTGATTAGCCCCCGCTTTAGCTACAGCAGCTTGCATTGCCTTTGCATTAGATCTGCCAGATCCGCTTGCTTGTGCTGCACCCTCTGCTTCTAATTCTTCTACAAAAGAACGTTGAGTTTCATTCTGAGATTTACTTATCATGCTCCGTTCTTGTAGACCAATCTGCCTTCGCTTAGTTGCTATTCCTGCTGTTGCAATATTATATTCCATCAGTGATTGGTTTTCACTGAATAGCAATCCAACAAGTTGCTCAGCATGTGCTCTTTCTTGTTGCATCTTTGCAAATGCTGCAGCTTGATCATTAAAACCTAGTTGCTTGTTTGCAGTAGCTACTGATTGATCGTATGCACGGTTATCTTGTTTAAAGTTATACGATCGTATGGCCATGTTGTGGTCATAGTTTCGCTTATTGCTTTCATCTTGATAATCTAAGTTCTTCTCACTATTTCTTTGCTGAATTTTTTGAGTTTCTACTTGATAATCGTAGCTCCGTTGTGTCTCTTTCCAGTTGTACTTATGTAATTTCTTGTTATATTTATTCTGCCTTCTTGCTTGCCTTTTTGCTTGGTCTTTTTCACCGCCTCCGCCACCACCAATGACGTTACCTAAAAGTCCTCCTACTGCTCCTCCTACTGCCATTCCTGCAGGTCCAAATATGCCAGCTGCTGTTCCTAATCCTCCAGCAACTCCTCCTATGTTTCCTAGTAATGACATATCTAAGCCCTCCTATAGAAACGTGGTGTGTAATTTCCTTCCCACATCATTGCGTTTACAGCAACTGGAAAGGGTGTGTTGTTAAACATCCTCAATTTGAAATTCTCTGTACGTTGATGAATAGGTACTGTAAATACAGTTTCGTTGTCTAGTGGTACATCATTAGCTAGATACGTATTAGCTTCGATAACAGGAGACGTGGCAAACCACTCTTCAATAGCAAACACAATTTCTGCATTAGCTGCAGGAGCATTGCTAAAGACAATGGTCGTATCATTTGTAAAACTAAAAGCTGTTGTTGCAATACCATTGACTGATACTTTTACATCGCTTCTATCTTCAAAATTTAGATCACGTTTGTTATACGTATATGTTGTAGTAGATCCATCACCTGTAAAACTTACTCGGTATGGTTCCCTACCCTTTTGATTTACCTTAAAGTTCATTGCACCTGACAATCCAACCGAGAACTTCATTCTTGCAATCGTTAGGTTTGCTGTGAAGTCTGCAATTGGCTTCTCTGGTCTTAGGTATGTAGTAGGCAAATGAACGTCAAAGTTATACTTAAATCCAACTACAACATCACTAGCAATGCTTGTCAGATCTTTTCCATTTACAATAAAGTATGGTCCTGTGGAATCACTGCTCCTTTCAGGTGTAATTGTAAATCCAGATTCAACGAAGCTACCAGTACTTGTATTACCTTTGATGATTAATACTGGTGTTAGATCACTGGCATCATTGTATGGAAGGTAGCACTTTGATAGATTATTTGTGCTGTCATACACAACGCTTGAAGCAGTAGCATATAGATCAATTGATGGATTAACCTTCTGCCCTTTGTTGTTGACAATAATTGCTTGATCTGGACTTTGGCTTAATGCTGCTTTTGTTAAAACAACTTGATTGCCTTGCTTAGTAACAGCATACATATCATCATCTTGAATGACTGTAAATTGCACATTCCCTGGCATTGTCCAGCTTGTCCATGCTTGCATCAATGCTTCTTTACCGTCAGTGTAATAACGAAAAACATATACTGTCTTGCTACTTTGACTAGCAAGAACAATCATTGAATTCTGTGGACTTGATACTAGTTGGTCAATATCTGGAGCAATCCATTCTTTAACTACTCGTGATAGATCTAGTACCTGTGGGTTCTCTTGCTGACCACGTGTCACCATGCTGAAGCACCTTGTGTACCCTGGTGTCTTGCTTAGGAAATTTAGTTGTGTTCCCACATCTACTGGATCAATCGTGCTATCCATTTCATAATTAGATAGCGTTCTAATAGTAGATGTCTTAGGTGTCAATACTCCTGTATCTGCGTAAAGGATGAATTGATTTTGTTCTGAAAATAAAATTACACCTTGCGCTGTAGGTAATACTGAATGTAGCTTGGTAGGTTTAATTGCTGAACAATTAATATCAATCGGATCAGAGTCAAGTATTGTCTGAGCTGTTTTAAAATAGTAATTAAAAAACTCTCCAGACTCACTCATAATCACACTATCACCAGATAAAAAACCTAGCCTGTTGTTATGAAAGAAACCACCTGAAATCTTTTCTCCGATAAAGCTTGGATTGCTATTTGTCTCAGCATCACCAGTCAACCTGTCTGTGAATGTAATCTTCTTAAATGTAAATGTATTTACACCAGTGTTGATTAATTCGTGTGGCATCGTTTCATTATTGATACCAGGGGAGACATTAGGTGCTCTTGTTTCTTCCCAATAACCTCTACCACTTACAGCATTATCGGCAATAAATTCAGCATAGTAATCATCTAATGCTGAAATGTTGTTGACAATCTTGACCGTATGTCCGTGGTAGCTTTGAAGCGGTAAGAATGAGACTCCTAGTACTTCATCTTGAAAAGCACTGAGACTTGTATTCTCTCTTCCGCCTTTTGCTGTCAGTGTAAATGCTACTGGTGTAGTACCATTTTTTCTTTGGATTCTTAGACTGCTTCTACCGTTAACACTTACTGTCCAGGTATGTGTAAAGTTTGCATTATTTGCACTCTTCTGAGCAGTAATTGTCGCCTCAATAGCAGTCTTCAATTGGGTTTGGAATGTATCAAATGTAGTATCAGTAGCACTTGAAGTAATTGTTGTAGCAATCCCCTGGATTGTTACTGTATATTGTTCCTCAGGTGCAACTTGTGAAACTACAACTGTTCCTTGCACTTTTGGTGTAAAGCTAGGTGCAGCCCTTTCTGTTACTGTTGTCGAGTTGTTAATTACTAATGTTGTATCTTGCACTGTCAATAACTTATAGTTATCTTTTGTGCCGTTTAAATAACTAGTGGGATTATAGCTACCATCTTGTTGATAAGTAATTGTACATACAGTACCATTTACTGCATTCCAAATATAGAAGGCAGTCCCTTTAATGCAGCCTATGTATTCTTCTGCATTGTGTCTGTTGATATAAAACCATTTGGCATCATCATATGTTGTACCTGTTCCTAGGTTTGCAATATGTTTGAAGCCTGGTCTTTTTGTTAGCCCGTAGGTGGCATCAGGAAAGCCGTTGTAGCACTCACGGACCTGACCGGGGAGCATTTTGTCATCTGATTGTTTTGATACTCCACCTAGATAGTTAGAGATCCGTTGAGTTACTGCTGCCATTTATCGATAAAGTGCGTTGTATGGTTTGTAGCTGTTGTAGGTATTGGTATTACCTGGATGACCGAAATATGTATAGTCTCCTTGATTGCACTCATATTCCATCGCCATTGCACGTGCAAATCCTTCCTTCTGCTGAAGTACTTGGTATTGATTGCTATCGCCTACAATGCGACTACTTACAATTGTAGCTGCTCTATTTACAATAAAGTCTGCAACTGGTGTTGGGATGTCTACCCAATCATATAGCCATGTTATGTCACATTCAATTTCGTTTGTGAATGTATAACTATGATTTGCTTTGTCATATAGTTTGCCGCTTCGCCTTACAACATCTAGCCCTACATTAGATCCATTGTTTGTTGGATCAATTTGTAAAACGTTATTAGGAATAAGGATCTCATTGTTTGTGTCAGGAGTCATTGGATAGTGACCCTCTTTATTGAACGTCCATCCCTCAGCCTGTACTTCCCGAGAGACTTCTAACAAAGTCTGGTAAGCAATCGCAACGTCCGGGTTGGTTTGATCAAGGGTAGTCACAGGCGCTTGACCACATGACTGCAGGATTGTATTAACAGCAGGTAGCTCTTGCTGAGCATTAGTGGTAGGAAAAGCCATATAAGTAAAAAAAAGGGACCCCGAAGGATCCCCATAAAGTGTATAAAAATCAGAATGTAGAAGGAGCAGAAGCACCGACATACAGCTCAACGGCTGCAGCAGGGTTCAGGTAATCAGCACCCATAGCCAAGCGGCCAAGGATAACGTCGCCCTGATAGATCACGGAGACATCACCACTGGTGACTTGTACTTGAGGACCGATTGCTTCTACGCAACCAGCAGCTTCACGCTGGAAAATAAGACCAGCAGACACTGCACCGAATTCGGAAGCAGTACCGTAGTCATTGTTGATGCCAGACTGAGCAGTCGATGCATCTTCAATGCTAGGACCAATGAAATCTCCGGTGTTACCAGGAGATGTCTGACCTGTAGTACCGCCAAACTTGGTGCCGTACTTGCCAAGGAACGGAATGTTCATTGACTTGTAGATTTTGATTCCAGCAATCTCGATGATGCCGTTACCGCCTTGCAAAGCAGGACCGGTTTCATCGCGATTTACCAAACCGTTTGAACCGCAAGCTTGGATCAATTCGTAGTACTGACGTGGGTTTAGTACACCAACAC